AAGTGTGACCAAGGATGCATGATGGAAGCTCCTGATATAGAAAAAATTTATTACTATAATTATATACTTATCCATATTTATTGTCAAGTCAAAGATTCTTTGGGTGTTTTCTTTTTGGCGGCCCAAGCAGGTCGTTCATATCCTGACATCCACGGACCATTTCTGGGACCATTAATAATTTGCTTACCAAACTTTTTCTCAAAGGCTTCTTTGCCTTCACCATACATACTGGGTGTTGGTAGATGTTGTAACAGAATCGCCAATGTCCTAAGAATATTGTCGTCTGTTTCGTTCGCAAGTAACCAAGATAGTTTTTGGTCAAATAATTTAGAATTTTCTTCATCTAATGAAGAATCTTGACCAGGTGTTATTTTAAATTCAAAAACCCATTTCCAAGCCCGTTCTGCTGCTAATTTATCCATGATATTCTCCTCATATAAGTATTTAGAACATTTTGAATAAATTGGGAAATATTCCTGTAATATTATATTTTTCCTCGATATCTTTACCTGCTATGATGGCATCTTCCTCTGAGGAATATTGTGGGGCAGTACGCATCATACCACCTAAACTACCGTCTCTATACAATTCAAATTTAAGTAACCATTTTTTACTTAAATTTGATTGTGAGGTACCTACAAATTTGATAGTCTTAGTACTTAACATTTTTACTTTTTATTTGCAACCTGAGTAAGTAGATTGCTACATAATCTCCAATTATGTCGTAATTATTATCCTCTTGAATACTACGGGATATTTTTTTAAGAAGATATTCTAGGTTATGTTCTAGGTTGCTCATTATTCGTTATCACCCCTAATATAGGTCATAAGGACCCATTTTGCTTGGTTGAACATCTGTTCCGCTTCAATGGGCTGATCGACCTTCATTAGATTTAGGCCCTTATCAATTAGGTAGGCTGTATAATCTACCGGACCATAATTACAAAACACTGGCGAGTGTTTGAGGACGGCATCCATTTTCTCAACCGTACACCCGTACTTTAGGATCTGGTCTTCTACTTTCATTATTTTCCTTAACTTACTAGCCGAGCTTGTCTCAACTTGGCTTGATTTTTAATCATTTGCTCAAAGCCAGCTGGGCTGACTTCGTATCCACCTTCCTTGAGCCACTTTTTGATGTGGGGCTGGAGGTAACCTTTGGACTGGAGGATAGTCAGGGGAGCTTCTCCAGCCTCCAGTCGGCTGAAATATTCTTCAACCGTGAAGTTTTTGGTGAGGAAAGTCAGAAACGGACCGCGGCCACCACGCTTGAAGCGTGCCACGAACTTGACTTCAGTACCAATACGATACTCCGTGTACTCAGTACCACAGAAACTTTCTTTAACAAATTGCGTCATCGCTTACTCCGTTTTCTCAGTGTATAATACTATTATACACTCAACCCCATTTATTGTCAAATTTATGGAACTAGGTTCCCCAACACACTTTTAGAAGGAGAACCTACGCACCCACTCAAACCTAGTGCTAGCGGGCACCCACTTGAATTGACTCTTTTTGCGTTCTGCCTGTTCCCAATCCATACAGATGAGGACCCATCCTTTTTCTTCTGAGAAGGCAACCTTATCAGTGATTCGGATCACTTGGACAACGCGGTCTTTGATTTTTGCTACGATAACCGTCATGATTTTGCCCATTTGTTTACTATACTGATATTATATCAGGAATGGGTATTTATTGTCAAACCAAGAAAAAGCCCCGTTTCCGGGGCATTTTTTATTTCTTGCCTTGATTTACAAAGTTGTACATCTTTTCAGCAGTGGCTAATATTTTGTCTAGACCGGGATATTCGGGCATGTTAACATTAGTGACCATTTGACCGGTCTTTTCATCACGCTGAGTTGTCATTTCCCAACCAGCCCATTTGTATTGAAATTCTTGACCAACTAAATCTTTAGCCATCGCTAGAATATCAGTGCGTAGTTCGTAACCGTTTTTTGTAAATTTGATTTCAGGTGTTCCTGGTAGTTTTTCCATTTTGTGTGTCTCCTATGTGTGTGTGACTGTAATATTTATCTATTATAGATATGTTGTTTTATTTTTTGCTCGGTATGAATGATATTGACCTATTGCCTCTTTCATCGCCGAGAAAATATCGTTAATATAAGATACTATTTTTTTCATTTTAAAAATCCTTTTATTAGTTTTTCGCTGTATTCACGCTCTAATCTTTCGACATCGCCTGAATTTTTGGGGCTGTGTGACACGATATATCTTTCTAAACTATATCGATAATCATCTAAGCGGAAAATATGTGATAATATAAAGTCTAATATATTGAACATTATTTGCCTCCAAAATAATTGTTAGACCAAGTAAATTCTGCTATTTTTACTGCGGTGTGGATTGATGTTGCTACTGCTGCTTTAGTATATGCTGTTTGAGCATCTACAAAACCCTCTAGAATTTGAACTATTTGATCATTGGGTACTACTGAAGAAACAAACTGCTTCTTACTATCCTGGATAGTATCGATAAAAACATTTGCTATTGCGGTTAACATAAAATATCTCCTGTGTGTGTAAATGTATTACACAGGTATTTATGCTGCGCCGCAATACTAAAACAAATACTATTTACCCACCTCTGCTGCTACGGCGTGTGATTTTAGGTTTATTTTGATTTTGCGTTTTTAATTCATTTCCACCATTATCTATTGAAGTATTTTTACTTTTTTTGGTTTTTGTTGCTTTATTGGCATTTTTAGCTTCCATAGCTGTTTTTAAAATACTAGACAATGATTTTTTAACGGGTTCAGTCATTTTGCGTTTTCCAAATATTCTTTAAGGTTACCATATAGACTTACCATGACAGCTACTCTACTATCATATAGTCTTATAGTTGGTATAGTATTTAGTACTAGAAAATATGGACACGCTATTTTGTTGTTCAAGTCAATCAAAAACTTGAAATAATAAGTTTTGGGACCTTTAAAAATAAACTCACTCAATCCTATGTGGTATTCATAGTATTCAATTTCGGCTAAACTAAAAGCATGAGCGCCTTCTTCAGTTAGTCGCAACCCTGCACCTCTGCCTGTATACCACCATTTACCCAACATATCTTCCGCAGTATATCTACCATCTAAATCATAGTTATATCTAGGAGGTATCTGTTTTAATACTAGTTCAGTGATTTGATTTTTATTATAATGCTTGGGCATCTGGATATACTATGGTTCCGTTGTTCAGGAATACTACAGTAAATTTTGTGGTCTTAAATTGATTATTTAATTTGCGACAAAGATTTCTGGCGTGACCAGGATTGCTAAAGCTTGTTTTTTTATATTTAGGAGTTAATTCGTTATTTAGATAATGCGCGGTTTTTAAATTTATAGGTTGACCTTCATAGAATACGGCCCAAATACCATGTGCTTCTACTACTTGATCTACTTTGTAGGTAACTTTGTCTACAATTTCTACTAGTATTTTGGGTTGTGTTCTAGACATTAAAATTTACCGCCATTTATTTCTACTTTTATTACATCATTTGCTGGTTGTTTAGCATTCACAATGGCATAGTAATCCGCAAGTAACTTTGCCATTTCGTCCCTAAGCAGTCTAGCATCATTCATAGACATTATATAATCTACTTTGCCTCCCCTACCATCAGAGTAAGATACTTTCTCAATAAAGTTTTTTATCGCTATCATACTTTTATTTATCTGTTGTTACCCCATCCCTTGATTTAAAAGGACCTTGATATTTATAGCGTTGAATAAAAATATATTTAGGACAGAACTGGATTCCTAATTCTTCATTTTCGGGAAAGTTAAACCAGCCCGCAGCATAATAGCATTTACTATTTGTTGTTTTTGTAAAAAGATGAATCCTTCGTTGAATATCTAACATTGAATTATGTATTCGCTTGGGTGTAGGATACTCATCGAAAGGCTTTTGTATTTTTGTTTTATTAACTTTTTCAGGAGTAAACTCTATGTGTAGCTGTTTCTTAATAGCGGCAGTATTTTTAAAGTATTCAATATTGCCATTTAATTTCAGTGAATATCCATCAGGGTTAGCAATCACATTACCTACTTTCTCTTTACCATCTGTGATTACCCAAAATTTATCTTTTACTACGGGTTTAGCGATCAAAGCTTTTGTCATTGGTCAGTTCTCCATTTTAAGTTACAGTCTTGGCAATGATAGTCTATCCAATAGCTATCTTCCGCCGGATCATAATTGCCGCTATCACTGCTATATTTTGTTTTAAGATTTGTATGCGGGCAATTTAGTTGAAGGTGTTTCAACTCTTGATATAATTTTTCAATTTTTTGTTCTATTCTTTTTCGTTTAGTTTCTATCTTCATATGTTTTAAATTCCATATATGGTGCGATATCGTTATCAAATATTTGAGCCATTTGATTCCACAATGCTTGAGCTTCTTTAGTAGTCATTCCAGATGAAATATTAACAATGAAATCACCTAATGTTTGTTCTGGCTTACGCAAGCCATAGTCGTGTCTATAAGTATAACACATACTTGTGATAATTTGTTCTCTAGTTTTCATAATCTTAATAGATAAGCGGTTACATCTGGTCCATTCAATATTACTAAATCATTGCTATACCTATTGTACTCGCCTGTGTTATACATAGAAGATTTATGATTAACTTTTCTAATCTTAACCATTTTAAGATTAAGTTTTATAACTGTACCTATAGTTAATATATTGCTTTGTGGAAAGGCCACATAATCACCTACGGTAATCATTTTACCTAATTTGTCAAAATGTGTAAATTCTTTATTCATTGATATGCTCCTTTGTCAACTCGCATACCATTAAAAATTTATTATATGCGTCTTTCACTGCAGGATGTTCCATAAGCTTTTCTGCTTCTTCACACATAGCCTTTAACCCAGCTTCAGCTATACTGCGGGCGCTGGGATAGCTTATCGTACGGGCCTCATCGCCCCAAACTTCAATAAGATGATGCCAAGCTTCTCGTTCCCTATCTGACATGGGATTACGCTTCATTTGAACTTGGCTAGCATTCATAATAGCTATAGAAATAGCATCCTCTGCCACTCTACCAGCAGCAATCATAGCAGCATGGTTTGGATTGATACTATATCTAGTACTTTTTCCACCCGGATAACTCATTACTAAATGATTACCTTTTGGCATGGCATCAATAAGGTCTGAGTCATACTCATATACAGGCACATATTTTTTGCCTTCTTTTTTATAAAAGATAATCTTTTTCTGTTTCATGGCTTCATAAACCTTTTCAACAAATTTTTAGCAATTTTAAATTCTGTTTTTTTATATAAGCTTTGCTCTAACACTTCCATCATCAACAACATTTGTAATTTCTCAACTACTATCAAGTCTTCTGGTGACAAAAAAGACTTGAAAATATCCAATTCTTCTTGTGTTTGAATGCGCCAAAGCATATCTAAATACCAACATTCTATTGGAGTTAGACCTTCGATCCTAATTGGATATTCTTCGTAGTCCATTATTTGGACAACTCCTCCCAAATGTATTCACTTTCTTTCATATATGCTACTGGCTTAATCCATTCGCGTGTAAAACACTCATAAAGTAGTTGTTTATAATTTGCTGGGCACAGTTGACTAATTTCAAATCCTGCTCTAGGATAAGCTACTGCACCAACATGCATAACAAAATCAGAATCACCTTGCCTAAGGATTTTAACCTTGTCTTTAGGCGTTGCTATTTTCATGTACAGTTCCCTCGTAAGGTGAATTAAGCCATCTTGCATATGTTTCCGCTTGCTCTGCAATTTTAGTTAGTTCAAACTTACTGCAAAATTTCATAAAGTGAATACCTACTTGTGATGTTACTTTAGTGCGTACCAATTCAACAATAGCATTATCTACTGCTAGTTTAATATTTTCGGGCTGCGCGGTTAGATCAATTAGAATACGATTACGCTCATAATCTTCACGCACACGATGCTCTACTTTATCATGATCTTGCCAGCGTTGCAACATCAGATTGTTCCAAGCCCACCCTTGTTTGTCCTTATCAGCATATGCCTCAATAAGACCAACTTTGTTTTTGCTACCTTTAGTACGCACACCAGGATAGGCGCTAAACACATTGTCAGTGCCATCACCACGCATACACTTTTCAAAAAGAATAAATTTTGGATCACCCAGTGTTTTTTGTTCTTTAGTCTTTTTGTCTACGATAAGTTTTCCCTTATCGTCAAAGTAGCCTTCAGTTGTGATAAGTTCTCTAGCCACACCATTATATTGGCTAACATTGTCGTTGATTAGCTGAACATAGTCGGTGTCACTGCTGATAATATAATGATGATCATTAGGATGCAAATGAATAAACCTAGCAATAACATCGTCTGCTTCAGCATTAGGCTGCCTAATAACGCTTACATTAGTTTTTTCAATGAGGAACTTTGTAAATGTTTCATATGTTTCCCAAAACATTTTATTTTCTTCGATTTCTGCTTGAGTCATAACAGATTCATCAAGCTTGCGGTGTGCTTTGTATGGCTTGTAAAAATCTTTACGCCAGCTGCGGCCCTCAAGACAAAACACAACGTGGTCAATACCAAATTTACGGACGATTTGATTAGTTGACGCAAGAGTAAGATGCAGTGCCATACCTACTTTTTCCCAAGTATCACTGCGCTTAGAAGCAACATGCTTGGCGCGAAAGAAAGTATTAGCAGTATCTACTAGTGCATATTTCATTGTGTAAATCCTTAATTAGAAGATACTATGATTGTACACTAAAATTTAAATATTGTCAATCTATTTTAAAAATAATGTTTGACATTGGTGCCGATACATATGAAAAGGGAACCAAAAATCTATAATATTCTTGCCATTTGTAACCTGTAGGAAATCCGTCTTTAGTAAAACGCAATTTAAGTGGAGAGGTTTGGTTCCATTTTGAATATACTTTATGGGGAATCAGCATAAAATATAATTTATAATTATCCTGTCTAGAGCATATACAGACTCTAAGAGTTCCAGTTTTATTTTTTATCCCTCCTAAACTTATATAAAAATCATTTGGATCATCATTAATTGTAGTCATGACAAATTTTCCATCAGTACCATCTTCCCAATCCATCGACTTACAATTTACTCCACATTTTTTAGTAAATGTCATAAATTCAGTTAAAGCATTTTCCCAAACTGAACCCAATGAAATTTCACCTGAATTTATATGCTTTAAAAGTAATTGTCTATCATACCTGTCGTATCCTCTGATAGCCAACAAATCGAATAGGTTAGGATCTTTTTCAAGCTTAGTTTGATAGTATGTTAGATTCATGATTTTTATTTGTGTTGAATTGCCTGTTAACTTATTTCACTTCTACCATTGCCTATATCTTTGGACCGTACTACTCTCATATCACGATTTGTGGGATCAGCCTGATCCTGTTCATAAATTTCTAACGCTACATTTCTACAAACATTTTGAAACCAACGATCTACAATGTTTTGATCGGAATCATCTTCACGGATTTTGTATCCACTTTTAATCAGATTGATTATGAATTTATCATTCCAATCCAATTCAAATGCACCATTATTGAGGTCGTTGGGATCTAAATCTACTTTTAGAATAGCAATATAAGGCTCACCCGCAGCAGTAGCCTTTTGTTTAGGTGTGAGTTCGACTTGTTTTTTAGGCTCTTTTGGCTTATTTGTTTTTGGTTTGTTCTCGGGAATGGCAGTATCAATAGCTTCTTTAGCTTTGAATAATTCTTTAAGTTTATTCCACATTTTCTTTTTCCTGTTTACCCAAGTATGTATCATATAACTTGAAGCTGGCTAAATTTTTAGATTTTGCTTCGCACATAACATCCGACCATTCATAGTGAGACAACGCCCATTCATTTACTGCATCATTCCAATAATAATCACTATGAGCCCTTAGATGTTGCTTTTTCTTACCACTACCCATCAATGCATGTAGATCGGGAAGTTGTTGTCGGGCATGATCAATAAGATAGTCTTCCCGTGATACGCTATAGTGTACAACAGGGCGCACACCGCGCCAACTATCAATAATCTTTTTAATACGGTCATCATTAGCACTTATGTATTCTCCTGTGTGGATCCAATTATGGTGTAAATCTAGAACCAAAGCGAGATCGTCTGCCAGTTCGAGGCTGGAGTCGATTCCCCAACTGATTTCGTCGTTTTCGATAGTAATACAGTTTCTCGCCTCAGTTGAGAGCCTAGCGAATGCGCGTTTGACACCGGCTGGACCCGCTTTACCTGATATGTGGACATTGATTTTGAAGTCTTGAAATTGCTTTCCATACCCCATGTAGCGCGCCATATCTGCATGATATTCAAATTCCTTAATAGATTGTTCAACAATATTAGGGTTTTCACTACCCAATACACAAAATTGACCAGGATGAAACGATAACCTTACATCATTTTTTCTAGCAGTCTCACCAATAGGTGCCATCCATCGTTCAATAGATGACACCACATCAGATTGATTATAAAACCACGACCAATCAGGATGAGTATAGCATGAAAGCATATCGCTTGTCAAGCGAACCATTCTAAGTTCAGGCTTAAGTGTAGCTACCCGCTTAACTAAATTATGGGTATTCTGAATGTTATTTTTCATTACTTCCCATAGCTTTTCTTCGGCTTTAGCCTTTAATTGTCTGTTAAGCCATGTAAGAGTAGTGCCACCTGTACCCAAGCCTTCTGCGGTAATCAACCCTTTCTTAGGGTGAATTTCTGACCATTTACATGCAAATCCAATCCGTTTGATAGCAGAGTTAAATGACATTCTTATCTTTTTAGAATAAATAGTATATACAGTATAACATAGGTATACAATAAAATCAAGTATATTTGGAAAAAATATGAAATTAGTTGAAATCATCGCTGAAGCTGCCAATCCTGCTCAACGAGCAGCCATAGCCATTGCTATGAAAAAAGCTGGTAAAAAGCCAAAAAATGAAAGCTATACTATGGAAGATGAGCAAATTGATGGTATGGCTCAAGGTGAAATCCGTGCAATTATTAAAAATGCCATACATATTAAAAACCAACTAGACAATGGTGTAAGTTTAGATGGATGGATGTATAGTTATGTTACTACTAGCAATGATCATTTGAATAGTGTGGCGGAACAAATTGGTAACCCCAATATTAGTGACGAAGAAGATTTGGATGAGGGCGAAACTTGGGCAAAGCACAATAATCCTCGTGCAGGTGGTATGAGCAAAAAGAGTGTAAATAGCTATCGTCGTAGTCATCCTGGCAGCAAAATTCAAACAGCAGTCACTACTAAACCTAGCAAGCTAAAAAAGGGCAGTAAAGCCGCTGCACGCCGTAAGAGTTTCTGTGCAAGAATGCGTGGTATGAAAAAACATCGTACTGGTGCTAAAACTGCTAGAGATCCAAATAGCAACATCAATAAAAGCTTGCGTCGATGGAACTGCGAAAGTGTAGAGCAGATGCAAGAACTAGTTATGATTGCTGAACAAAAAATAAAGAATCTTAAAAAATGAACATTAAAGAACTATATGAGGGCGTAGAGCCAAAAATGCCAGGTGCCCCCCAAGGTATAAAACTTATGACCCCCCAACAATTCGTTGCTAAATCAGGTGATGAAGCACAAGAGGTTGATGAGGCAGACGGTGACTTGCTAGGGGCGCAGACTCGACCATTAGCTGGTAAAGAATTTCAAGATTATATGGGCCGTATTGCTGGGCGAGGGAAAGCGAAAACAGATAAGTATAAACTCCCATATATTCACCGTTCAAGTGTAATCAAATACTTCGATGAGGCGGGGCAGCGTTATGATGAGGATAAAATCACACAAGCATTAAAACAACGTCCAAAGAAGTTACTAAAACAAAACGAAAAGATGAAGCATAGTAATGGAGAACTAGAACAGTTTTTCAATATTGGCTTTGCAGCTTTAGTTGGGATAGCAGTTGATGAAAAGAATGATAAGCTAGTAATAGTTAATACCTGTCCTGGCGCCGGCGCATGCAAGGTAGATTGCTTTGCTATGAAAGGTGGTAAAATCCAGTTTGAGGGTCCATGGTTAAGTGACGGCCGTATTCTTACATATC